AAGTATTATTGCCATCTGATACTACAGTTACTTTTTCTGATGGATCATTCAATGCTGTTTCAGAACTATAGACTTCTGTTACAGCTCCTGATGTTGAACTGCTTATAAACTTATTAATCTCACCAGCACCATTTGAAAAATAATCATCGCCAATAGTTAATCCACTTTGTGAAGTGTTAATACTATTTGTTAAGTTAATATCTACATTCTGTCCGTCTGATGCTGTTGATGAAGCAAGTCCTATATAATTGTTATCAAGATTTGTTACAGCATTTTGTGCTACTGAAAAAGCTCCTGCAAAACTGTCTGATCCGCCTGTACCCATAGCTAAAACAATAGGATTATTAGATAAATCTGTCATAGCTGTTTGAAGTACACCACCTCTTTGCGCCCAATAATCTTGAGTTGTGCTACCAAAGTTTCCTGTTGAAACTTCGGTTAAGGTTGTACCATCATTAGAATATACACCATAATTAGCGCCAACAGCAGCAGCTTTTCCTGAAAATATAACAGCTCTTTGACCTGATGGATCGTATGATACCCAAACAGAACCACCTTCATTTGCTAATGTTGTTGTTGTAACTGATCCAGCAGTAAAACTTGTTGCAGACATTGTTAAATTAACAACATTCATTGTACCGCTTGAGTTTTTGTAAGCAAGAACAACTTTATTATTTGTGCTATCAAAAGCAAGATTTGCATAACCACCATAGTTTGCTAATGTTTGAGTTACTTCATTCCTTGTAAAAGCTGAACCATTATTTGTAACAACAAAATATCTTGATGTTGTAGAACTATCATAACCATTAGTAATTAACCAAACATTAGTATTAGTATCATAAACTGATGCAATATAATTTACATTTGCCCACCAAGCATCTAAACTACCATCTTCTGAATAATAATTTTCAGTAGGAGTTGCTGTTCCATTAACTGTTATGTCATAACATCTAAGTCTATTTGTTGCGCTTGAAGTTCCTGTCAAAAATGCTGTTATTTTTTGATTATCTGGATCATATTGCAAAGCCCAACCTTTGTTAGTACCAAATGCTGATAAGGATTTACTGCTTCCAAAAGTTGGCGTTGTACCTGAAACTGTTGCGCCTTTAATTTCTACCCAAGATGTTGTTCCATAAAGTACCGCTAAAGTGCTTGTATTTGTATCATAAGCAATACCAGAAAGATCAATAGAGTTACTATCTACTACAGTTTTTGAACCCCATGTAATTTCATTCGTAGAACCATTAACTTCACCAATTTGTACAGTTGCATAATTACTGTTACTATTATCACGATAAGCAAAAGCAACCTTATTTGTTCCTATTTGAGCTATTGTTGGTGCTGTATAATTTATATTGCTACTCGCAAAGTTTGATGTTGTTCCAAAACCCTCTGTTACAGTATTTCCTGTTTCTACTATTTGTTTTGCTTTTCCAGCAGCAGTTAATATACAAGGCTTACCAGCAGTAATAGCTCCATCAGCTACTAATGTTGCTACACCTCCTGATGCTGGGAGATCTAAAATTTCATGACCATTTAAATCTAAGTTACCACCTAATTGTGGAGTTGTATCTTCAACAAGATTTGCCATTGGTCCAGCTGGTCCAGTAGCTCCAGTTGCACCAGTAGCTCCAGTTTCACCTTGAATACCCTGAATACCTTGAGGTCCAGTATTTCCTGTTGCACCTTGTGGACCAGTTGCTCCAGTAGGTCCAGTTAAGTTAGGGCTTGTTACTGTAATATTAGAACCAGCAGACATACTATGTACTATGTCGTAAGTTCCATCACCATTATCAGTTAAGCTAATTCCTGTAATAGATGTACCAGTTGCACCAGTATTACCAATAGAACCTTGAGGCCCGGTATTCCCTGTCGGTCCAGTATTTCCTGTAGGTCCTGTGTTTCCAGTAGCACCTTGAGGTCCAGTAGCACCAGTAGCGCCAGTAGCACCTCTTAAATTCTGTGATGTAAAGCTATGCGTACTACTATCAGAGAAAGTTAAAGTAATAGTTTCTGTGTAATCGTTATTAGATGTAGAAGAAAATCCTGTAACAGTAATACCAGATGTACCAGCTGGTCCAGTCGGACCAGTAGGTCCAGCTGGTCCTTGCGCTCCAGTTGCTCCAGTACTTCCTGTTGCTCCAGCACCACCAGTAGGTCCAGCTGGTCCAGTTAAGTCAGGGGTTACAATAGTATATGTAGCTCCTCCTACAGCAGCAAAAACAATATCAAGAGTACCATCACCATTGTCTACTTTAGTAACTCCGCTAAAGCCTGTACTTACAGAGCTACCATCTAAGTCATCAGTTCCGATAGAACCATCTGTTACCATTCTTCCATGTACTGTAGTTATAGCCATTGTTATTCTCCTTTAGGATTCCTTTCTTTTATTTCTTTTATAGTTTCTCTCCATGCGTCTATGTCGTGGTATATCATATCTAATTGTTCTGCTAGTTTAGGATATTCATTTCTTCTTTTACCAGAATAATCTAAATCTTCTTCTCTTATTCTTTGTTCAAGAACACCAGCATCATTCCTTGCTACATATAATTCATAACCTTTACTTACTTGTCCAACAAAAGGAATAATTAATTCATAAGAATCATCTATTTTATCTGGACCCATTTGTGTTCCATACTCGTTATCACCTAGTACTTGTATATAGTAACCATCAGATTCAGAATCAGACCTTGCTTGTTGGTCTAATAGTAGTTGAGCATAGGCTTCGTCTTGAGCAGCAGTTTCTTTTTCTGCTTGTTCCATTTCCTGTGCTACTTTTTCTTCTCTTTCTCTTATTTGTTCTTCTGTATATTTTGGCATTATCTTAATCCCCAAGCAAGTATGTTAGCTTTTGTTAAACTACAGGCAGTTCCATCATGTTTAGCATATAGTTTAAATCTAATTGCACTTGTTGTCTTTCCTGTTGCAGATATTTGTGATGGTATTCTAGCATTAAGGTGCATATTAGATACATACCAATCTTCATATATATCATGTAATACATACTCAGTACCCTCTGTGCTTCCTGTTAATGTACATGCAGTTAGTTTTCCATATATACCATCAGATGTACTGCTGAAATATAAACTAGCAAAAGCCATAGCAGCATGGCCCTCTGCTGTTGATCCTGTATTATCTGGTGCTGGTAAATCACAAGTAAGTTTTAATACATAAGAAGATGTTAAAGATGATGAACCAGATGTTTCTGCTACTTGGTTTTTATTAACATCTCCTCTAATTTTATTAGCTTGTAATGAATCAATAACAGCATCACGAATATTAAATGTTCCACCAACAACCTCAAATACTGTACTAGGATTAGCACTACCATTTCTATCAACCATATAAAACTTTTGAGCATTAATAGCAAAAGATGTAGTTGATCCACCTACTTCATTAGCACTTGAAATTAATCCAAAGCCACCAATATAACCATTAGTCATAATTTTAACAGAGTACTTGCCTTGTATTCCATTAATGCTTGAAGTGTTAGTAGATACTGATGTTGTGTTATTACCTACTGTTGTACTTAACTGTGTAACTGTTGCAGCTTGGGCTTGTGCTGTAGAGTTTGCAGATGCAGCAGTTGTGCTTACAGCATTTAATTCTGATATTGTAGCCAGTACTCTGTTACCAGTACCACCAGTTACAATAGATTCTAAACTATTTAATCGTGTAGCATGAGATGTTGTAGTACCATTAAGTGTACTTACAGTAGCGTTTAATGAATTGTGTTCATTAAGTGTAGCTAATCTTCTTGTAGTTCCATCTGTTTCAAATACTTGTGACTCAAGATTAGTAATTCTATTTAAGTCTAATGTTATACTACCAGTACCTTGCACTTGTAATAATTCTAAAGCAGCTACCCTTGATGTTAATGATGTAGATGCAGAACCATTAACAGTATTGTCTAATGATGATGTTAATGTTTCTAGCGCAGTTATTTTAGTTCCTTGATCCGTAATAATTTGCACACCATTTTGTGTAATAATGTTTTCAAGAACCAAGACTCTGCCATCTACTGTAGTAATATTAGATATTTGATCTTGTAGTGATGAAGATAATTGTGATGTATCTATTTTATTTGTTGCAGCAGCTAAGTCAGCAAGTAGTTTATCTAAATCTATATTAGCTTGAGTTATTTCTGTACCAGATAAATCAATAATAGTTCCTGAACCAGATGATACTGTTGAGGAAAAATCTCTTATTTCAATAGACGCACCAGTAGGCGGAGCAGTTGTAAATGTTATAACATTATCAGACAATGTATAGTTATTAACATTCTGTAATACACCATCAATAATAACTAATATGGACAAGACACTACTAGGTCTTGCTGATAGAGTTAATGTCGTTTGACCAGAAGAAGTATATGTTGTTGATATAGGTTGAACCCTACCAAATACCAAATCCCATGCTGTGCCTGTCCATATCCGTGTTTCTAAAGCTGTTGTATTGTAATATAAATCACCAGTTTCTAATGCAGTACCGTCTGGCCTGTTAGTTAAATCAGTTGTAAAAGCTCCAAGATACTCAGTAATAGCAGATGTTTTAGTGGTGACATTACCAGATGAGTCAAAAGCCAAGAGCTTTCCAGCCCTTGAAGTCGCAGTAGGTAAATCTCCTGGCGTACCCTCTTGTATAGGTGCTGAAATAGATTGATCAACTTTTAACTCCAAGTCTTGTAAGTTTCTTGTTACCCTTGATAACTCAACATTGAGGTCCTCAATATCAAAATACCCTCCTGTGTTGTAGTCACTTGTTCTTGATATAGATGTATCTCTGATTATGTCAACGGTCACATTACTTTGTGCTGTGGCAAATTCAATAGTAGTAGAACTAGCAGTACCTATGTTATTTAATATGTATGCTGTTCCTGTCTGTCCTGATAGAGAAGCTACTTGTGTAGCCTCTACATCATTCACAAAAACTTTAATATCCGCAGCTTGTTCAGTAGCAAACGGTACTGAGAATACAGTTTGTGATGATGTGCCAACAGTATATTCTACTCTTGGACTTGTATCTGATACACTTATTGCCATAATGACCTACTTTCCTTAATGTTTATTCTATTGCAACGCACTTATTAATCCTCCATCCATCTTTGTATTTTTTTAGCAAATGGTTTTGTGTAAGGTAAGTTCATAAAAGGTATCATAGACCTTATTTTATTATTTATTTCTCTATTGCTAAACTCATCATTTCTAAATAATACATCGTATGTTGTTCTTACATGATGATATGGAGTACCAGCTGATCTTAGAGCTTGTCCAGTTACATCATCAGTATCTATTAAAGGTTCAACACCAAAAGCATCTCTAGCGCTAAGACCATCATCTATAAAGAGTGGAGATATTTGCTCGACATAAGTATTTGCGTTATGAATCCAAGATGTAACACCAGCATATTCAGTAGCTTTATATAACTGCTGATCTAAAGTTAAACTTTCAAAATACTCAGGATTTTTTGCCCATTGAGAAACATAAGCTAAAGCAAATACAGCTGTTAAGCCTTGAAATTTATGCCTATGTGATCCTTGTGTGTATTGGTATGTAATTTTTTGAGCAGCAGCGACAGCAAAATTAAAGAATTGAAACATATTAGAAACTAAAGGAGCATAATGTCTTGGGCCTAATGTCATTTCTTTATGTAATTGGTCAAATTTATCTTCTGCTTTTCTTATTAATAACTTATCATTACTTTCATAAGCTCTTTTTAAATCTTTAGATACTTCATCATAAAGTTTACTTTTATTTGCAATTCTTTTAGCCCACATTTTTGAGTGAGGGAAACCTCTCCATACACCCATTAACCAGCCAGGTCTTTGTGCCATTTGTGGAGTCATAACAGTCATTTGTGTTTCAGCCCATACAGCATGACCAAATTTGTTTGCAAGTTCTTGATCTTTCCAAACTTGTGTATTTATTTCCCATAAATCTTTTTGTTCAACACCATTTATTTTTATGTTTTTATACCCAACATCATCAGTATTTAATCCTAATTTTATTATATCCTTTAGATCAAAACCTAATGATGATAAAATATCATAATCAACATTGTCAGCTGGATTAATTTTATATTTTCCGTTTTTTAATTTAGTAGCATTATTAGCTATAACTCTTGCTCTAGCTATAATGCTTTGTTGTGATATATTTCCAGCTAATGATTTTAACCAAACTGTTAATGGTCCTAACCCACTATACTTATGTATTTCATTACCCATTTTATCTAAGCCCTTACTAAAGGCGCCACTAAGTTTATTTGCCCAATGAGTAGGGTACAATCCATCATCACCTATAAACCTAGCTCCAACGCTAGACATAGCCATTTCATTTAATATACCCCACCTTACTAACATTTCTTTATTATTATCAAGTCCATCTACTGTTCCTAGTTTTGTATATTTTCTTAATAATCCAGCCCATGTATCTCCTAAACCAGCTCTACCAAGTATATTTCCTATATCAGCAAAACTATTTAAAGCAAATCCACCAGCGACAGAAGATGCAGCTAAGTTTTTTAAATCTCTTGATAATTTAGCATCAAATCTTTTGCTTTGTGAGTCTGTAATTAAGTTACCTAATAAGGCATCACGCATATCATGAATGTTTTGTTTTAGTACAATGCCTCTAATTCTAATATTTTCTATATCTTTTGCTGATTTTGCTCTTGACATAGCGTCTGTTGTTATTTCATCGATTCTATCTATCCATTTATATAAACTTACATCACCTTTTACACCACTTGATTTTGCTAGTTCTATTCTAGGAGCTATTTTCCTGTAATAATTTCTGAATAAAACTTCTGCATCTAATATCGCAATTTTTTTTATTACACTTCTTGGCAACTGTAATGATCTTTTCATTAAATATTTAGTTCCTCCTCGACCTCTACCTCCTGTATTATCAAAATGACCAGCGCCCTCATTTAACATATTGTCTACTATTTCTTTTGCTCTTATTGCTCTTGGTTTTAAATCATCACCAACATCTAATGTTTTTGCTATTTCTTTTTCTACCCAACCTCTTATAGGTCTAATTAAATCTGGATCATATATCAATGGCATATAATTTTTTTGACCTTTAGATTTATAGTCACCTTTTTTTTGATTCAAACTTTTTCTTTGTAGTTGTAGCTCACCTTTTCTTTTTGCTATCATTTCTTTTGTATCTTTAATAGCAGCAGTACGACCTTTACTATTAGGCATAGCTTCAAATTTCTTTAATCTTTTTTCATACACAGTTAATTGTTTTTCTAGTCTTGTTATAAGGTCATCTAACACTTTTGCATTGTCAATTAGTCCGTTATCAAATAAATCTTTATAGAATCTATTGTAAATTGTACTGTAGTCTTTAGCTGATTTTTTTACTTCCTTAAATATTCTTGTGATTTCTTCTGGATTTGTTGTATTTAATCTTGCTCCATATTCATTAATAAATTCATCAACGCTTTTAGTTGGGTATGCAGTTTCTAATGATATTAATTCTTTTAAAGTATGCCATTCTATTAATGATCTTGTTCCTCTGCCAGTTTTTCTTTTAAAGAAATCAGATAATCTTCTTGTTTGTATACCAGCATCAAAATCTCCAGCTGCATCAAGCGCTTTACTTTCTGCCAATCCGTTTATATTTCTAAATGCTCTTTGTATAAAATGTCTTACATTGTGAATTTCTCCACCGTAATTACTTTGGTATCTTGAGCTAACTGATGGGCTTTGGCCCTCTGGTGTTCTATTTAAAATATATGAACTATCTCCGCTTAACTCTAATACTTGATCTATAAGCTCGTTACCAGCTCTTGTTGTTATTATTCCATCTTTTACTAAAGATTTTACAATATCAAAACTTTCATCTAACCATGATCTTTCTAATCCTAGTGGATATTTTAAAACATTTCTTACTGCTTGTGTAACTTTTTTTGATTCATCAGGTATTCTTAAAGTACTATCTCTCCAATCTGTGTCGACTGGAACTTCTTCCATTTTTTTCCCTCTAATTCTTGCTCCAGAAGCATCAGTAAATATTTTTCTTGATGGAGTACTGGCTATGTAATCTATCTCATCAAAAGCATTATCTATTATTTTATCTATTTCTTTTACTGTTCTTTTTCTTTCTCTAAAACCTTTATATTTACCTACTATTGGACCTAAAGCACCTCCAAATAAAAATGATCCAGTTAATGTGTATTTTAATTCATCCATATTTGATGTTGGATCAAGAGCTATTCTAGCTAATTCAAACGGAGCAACTAAAGCTGTTGTTCTTGCTCCCATAGATGCAGCATTTTTTATTATACCAGCTCCAGGTCTTACATTTTTAGCTGGGTTCATAAATATTAAGGGGTCTTGAGCAAGTGATGTACCCCATAATAAAAACTGATAAGGCAAACTGTATTCTGCTATTTCTGCTTTTGCGTTTAAGTTTTCATATAAATTATCTTCCATAGATTTTAGCTCTTGAATATTTCTAGCGCTGTACAGATAACTAGCATAATCATCTCTTAGCTCTGGAACTGCATTAGAGTACCAATCAAAGTTTGTGTCTATTCCATGTTCAGCAGCTAAAGCATCTCTTTCTCTATGATGTTTTAATTCATCTATTGGTAAAGTTTGCCAAAGCAAACTAACATCATAACCAAACCTTCCAAAAAAACCATATTCTCTTTCTTCTTCTATGCGTTCTTCTGTAGTTTGAACTTTTTGAGTGGTTATATCATGTAATATAATATCTTCTGTTTCAGTATTTGGATCAACTATTGGCATCTTTTACGCTTCAGGTATAATTGTGTATGGTTCAGCAGCTTTTGGTGACATTAATTTTAAGAAATTAATCCAATTCTCATTTTCTTTTTCTATCTCTCGTCTTCTTTTTGCTGCCATTTCTTTATCAGTTAAAACATTTGATTCTACCCAATCTTGTGATATTAATGGTTCGACAATTATAGGTTGATGCTTATTATCTCTTAGCTCTACTGCCATCGCATCATTTTCTGATTGTTTAAATACTTGATACCTATTTACTAATTGTGGCACTTTTTTTCCATTACGCTCTATCTCTACTACTCTACTTTCAACAAACATATACTTTAAATCTGTTGCCTTTAAGTTATCATAACCACTACCTTTTAGCTGGGCTTCGTTTACAGCATTAAATTCCTCTGTTCTTATGTCATAGCCAAAATTATTATTTGGCTGAGCAGAATGAGCTTTGTGTGTAAATGGATATAAGCTGTAACTATCATGAGTAAAATTATTAGCAAACTCTGTAAGCCCATCTTGTGCAACTTTCTGTAAACGATCAAAAGTAAACTGTTCTAACTCTCCATTTTGAGACATAAATGTTCTTACTTGTTGGTTTACATAATTTTCCATGTAACCTAAAAATCCAGGTGTTGCAGCTAATGCTTGTACTAACGCTTTTTCTTGTCCAGCATTTACACCTTTATAACCAAAAACTCCCATCCAGTTTTTTAACATAGTTTCACCAAAACCTAACTTGACTGCAACTCTATTCCAATATTGTTCTGCACCGTAAGTACTTCCTGTGTTAAAAAGATCATACAAATCGTTTTGTTTGTCATCTTTTAATGTTCGGTTAAACAATGTACTTATTTTTACTTGGTCGCCATCACTAAGAGTAACTGTTAAACTTTGATCTTTGTTTATAGTTTGATTTATTATTGTATTATATTTTTCGTTTAGGTCAGTTCCAAATATCATTTCTTCATGAATGATTGCGTCTTTTAATCTTAATAATTCATCAGCATCTGGGCCTTCAAAATTTAAAGGACCAACTCTTTGTAAATCTGCATTGTTTATTAATCCAGCTACTTGCCATGCTAACTCAGGACTGGTTAGCATTAGGTTATATAGAGTGCTAGTTATTTCTTCTGGCGCTTGACCTAAATCTATCATTACATTACTTGCAAATGCTAACTTATGTCCTATATTTTCCTCAGGGCTTAATGCTATATTTTTATCAAATTCTTCAAATTGTAAACCAACATAAGTGTTAACTTTACCTAAAGCAGAATCGCTTATAAATTTCATTGGTTGGCCTTCATTGTTCCAATGATTTGCATTATTTAAAATTGTAAGACCATCTTGACCAGAAAATTCTTTACCCTCTAAATCTTCTATCATTATGGCAAGAGATTTTCTTGCATCATCTGGTATATATCTGCCAATAGTGTTTTTATCTAAAATTATATTTGTGTCGTTTCCTTCTAAATCTTTTCCACTTATTGTAACTGATCCTTGTCCTGTTTCTAACAAAGATACCCACTTTCCTAATTCCAATGCTATATCATCAGAATTATTTTTTTTGCCAGTTGCATCATACCTAATGCTATCTATAATATGTCCACCTAAAGATTGTATATTTTGTTGAACAATATTTAATGGAGTGTAATTCTTACCAGATTTTGTAGATAATGCATCTAACCGTTTATCATCTTCAAGGAAAGATTGAAAAGTATATGATAGCCCTCCATATTCATAATTCTTAGCTAGTTCATATCCATACTCTCTTTCTAATTTGTTTATTTCTGTTCTTTCAGCTATGTCTAGTTGATGATTTGCAAGTTTTGTCTTTTGTTGCATTACTAAATTTGTAGCTTTTTGTTCCATATTTTGAATAACAAAATCTAAATTTTCTGGTTTTATGCCTTTTGTATTATTAGGATCGTTTATCCATTCTCTCCAATTTAAGTTTGCAAATGCATCTAACTCACTTTCATAATCTGGATCATTAGGTGTTACTCTGTTTCCTTCTAAAAATATTCTACTGAATGTATCGTTAACAAATTTATTACTATTTATTTCTGCATTAGCTAATGCTTTTTTGTCTTGTAATTGATTGGCATTAGTTAATAATGCTGAGTATATTCTAGCTGATTCGTTTTCATTAAAATCGTATTGGGCTGTTAAATCATTTGTCATAGCTTGTGCAGACTCTGGATCAGCTCCTGATATTATAACACCACTTTGTATTTCTCCTAAAGTTTTAACATATTGCGAACCCAAACTATCAGAACCTTTGCTTCTACTGTCTGCTATACTTGTAAGCACTTCTCCAACAGCCGATATTTGTCTGCCAACTGCATCAGCACCTTGTAAACCAGCACCACTATTAACAACAGATATATTGCCTACGCTTGAGTTAAATCTTTTTCCTCTTTTTATCACTATTAACTATCCTTATATTTAGCACCGCCACTAATTAATGATCCAGCAGCACCAATGTATGATGCTCTTTGACTCATCTTTCCAGCTTGTAAAGCAGCTTTACCTCCTCTTATTAAGGCATCTCTTTTTAACAAACTTTTTGTTTGAGTTACTTGAACATCTTGTTTTTGTTTTTTTATAATTTCATCTGTAGCAACTAATGATGATTCACCGCCTTGCATTACTGCAAGATTTTGTTCTATAACTTTTTGGTTTTCATTTACAATAGCATTTTCTTCCATAACAGAATTAAGTATTTCATTTTGTTCTTGTATTTTTAATTCGTATGCTTGTTGTTTGGCTTGTGCTTTTGCTGCTTTGCCAGAATACAACATACCAAAAGCGCTAACACCAGCTGCTATTAAATAAAGTGGATTAGCCATTATACTGTTACCTCACTTACTAATTGCATTACTCCACATGATGCTGGTAATGTCTGTGTTATTTGAATTGTTGGGTCCTGAGAATAACCTAACAATCTAAAATCCTGTTTGCCATCTACTCTAGCTGGGTCCTGTTGTATAAGGCCAGATGCAGTAGTCCTGTTAAATAATGTTCTACCATTAACAGACATTGACAATGCTCCCTCAGTTTCTACTTTTACTCTTGTTATTCTCCTCATGTTGCCAGTTAATTCACTGCCTGGATATTGAAAATCTACTGGCATAGTTTCCAAGTTCATAAAATATGAATATCCTATATATGCCCTATCTTGATGGATAACTCCATCAATAACTTCATATTTTAGATTTAATAAACTTGCATCTAATGTTCCTGTTCCTGATACAGTTTGAGTTCCTCTATAACTTCCATCATCTTTTATTACATGAACAGTTTTGTTGTAAAAATGAGCTGGTATATTAGATATAGTTTGATCACTTGCTACTTGCACAGCTACAGCACCATCTAAATGACATTCATTTATAGGGTTTACTTCATCAAAGTTTGTAAATTTTTCTAAAGAGATAACATTGTTTCTATTTGTAACCCAAAATATATTTTCGTTAACAGCACACATAGACATAACTTTATCTAAGTGACCATCGGTACTAGGTGTTTGTCCTGACGCATCCCATAGTACCCATCCAAGTATAGATTCAGATAAAACAGTATGACATACAGCCACAGTACCATCTGTGTTTATGAAGAAAATATATTCCTCAGGTCTGGTATCAGAACCACCGAAGCTGCATATATCGATAGGAGTATTAATAAGATGGCTAGACCGTATGGAAACATCTCTTGGTGCAAAAGCTCCAGCAGATACTCTTTCCAAATCTCTAACAGTTCTACCATTCCTTTGTACATAAAAAGTGTTACCATTACATATATGAGGATTAGTTCGTGTTGATCCATAGCCTGTCATCCTTTCGATTTGAATATTCGTTGGAGTGAGAGGAGTACCAGCATCTTGTATAACAAGAAACTCTCCACCACTTGTAAGTATTTCTAATCCTTTATTTGACACAATATGATATATTTCGTTTAATTGATTTGATGCTACAATAGTTTGGACACTATCATTGTCCGCAGCATTACCCACATCAAAGTTATAGTAATCTCCTGACTGTGAACCAAATACAGCATCAGGTTGGTTTATTGTTCCTCCAAACCATAATCTATTTTGATGGAATGTTATTGCTCTTGGGTAACCATTTCTTGAACAGAAAGATTGTTCTTTCCATTCTCTTGATGGAGGCATATTAGCTCCAGTTATTTTAATACCAGCACCACCAAAATCTCTGGACCCATTACCATTAGGATCAGTATTGGCTGTGTTGCCAGTATATCCAGTTACTTCATGTGATGCGTTGTATACTGCCCAATTAGTTGTAGGGCTGTTACCTACACTATATCCACCAGTAGGATTCCATGTAACACCAGCTGGTAAAAAGAATCCAATACCACTACCAGACAATATTTGTGTAGCATTGGTTATTGAGTCTGTTCCAATTTCAAAATGATCATCATCTACTACTCTCCTAATTTGATATGATCCATTTAATCCAGCTCTTTGTATAAGCCCAGGCTCTCCAGCAAAACCACTTAATGTAATAACATCACCAGCTTTAAAGCCATGATTAACTAATGTAATTTCTACAGAGTTTTGTCCAGCAGTAGACCTAAATGGATTTAAACCTAATTTAATTTCTAATACATCTTTAACTTGTCCACCTATAGTAGTTGCTGTACTTGTTGAATTATCCCATATAAGTTCTATTTCTTTTCCATGCCACAGTATTGACTCTCCGTGCCAATCACTGCTAAATGTATTAACGCTGGCTACTAAGTCGATTAGACCACTATTGGAGCTAGGTTTAATGGTCGTATCGCTTAGAGCCAGCTTAGAGTATGGTTGATAAATTTCATGCAATACTCTCGTTATTCCACTATCAGTATATTCTGTCACATTAGATGATTTCTTAAATTCTAATTTCTTTGCAGTAAATGAAGATGAGCTTACTCTTTCTACTACAATAGGATTAAATGATTCATGGGTAAAAATAAATGTATCGGCTTGTTGGGCGTATGTAAACTCATGTATATTGTCTGCGGTAATAGGTATAGTAGGAGTTGTTGATCCATCTGTATATGTTGATATAGTTGATATAGGTGTTTGACTTGTTACATCATAAACAACAATCTTACCTATTTGAAATAAGAAAAGATATTCTTGTGTTTCATTAAATACAAATGGTTCTACTCTAGCATGAGTAGTAGTACCAGTTAATTCATCCCAATGTAGAGTGCCTGGCCTCCTAAATACTGATCCTTGTGATGTTAATAAAGCATTTCTAAGTTTCTTACATCCAGCAGAATAAGCTGGAATGTCTGTCCTTGCTTTCATACGAGGATCCAATTCGCCTACAGTAAAATCTGTTTGTACAAATTTTATCTTTTTAGCCATTAGAATCTCCTAGCAAGTGTCCGTGAGTTACCTCTAAACTTAGCATACCTATCCATTCTTAATCTCTCAGATGTAGTTTGTTGAGCATCTACATTCCTTGCTAATAGATATTGTCTTTGTGCTTTTTCTTCAAAAAGTGCTGATTTGTTTTCATCTTCTGCTATTGCTCCAGCAAAGACAGATGCTAAATGGAATTGTAATGCTGTAATAAAGTATGGTGGAAATGTACTTGTGTCTGGTCTGTATGTATATTCAGCTATAACTTTGTCATTAACACCAGCATTACAGAATAACTTCTCTGTAAATATTTCGTATTGTATTGGGTTACCATTAACAGTAACGCCATGTATCATAATTGATTCTTGTGGAATTGTATAAGCAGCATCATATCTATCGTCATCTATTGGAGCTTCTGTTAGTCTTGATAACTGTGTTATGTTTGAGGCAAACCTCCATCGTGTCTGTGTGAGAGCTGTTCTTACAATATCTTCATACAGATTCTGTGCTACTTGGGATTCAGTTGTTGTTCCAGAAAACGACGAAATCGGTGATGCACCGATTAGAACTAATCCTCTTGAGGCTATGTCTATGTCACTCCCTGAGGGAGTTGATGTTGTTGTTGTCATGTTAATTATAGGGGTAGCTGCGAACGCTCACTACCCCTATCCTTTTTAGGTTATGCTAAAGCAGTAGTTGTTACAGTTGTATTGCCAGTAGTTGATGATACAGTTAGTACATCAACAGCAGCAGTACCACCAGTAGCCGAAACAACAAGAATAATATCAAATTGTTTCAGATTAGTAGTAACATCGTTAAAATAACCAGAGCCGGATATAGTGCCAACGGCATCAGCTGATTTGTAATACCAAATAGCTGGTGAAGCACCACCGACTTTTTTCAATTCACTTGATGATAAAGCCATGTTTTACTCCTATACCGATTCGTCTATAACGACTTCAATAATGCCAGTAGTATCGACAGCAATCGATCCCATTGACATATATGAGGTTACAAGGTTACTAACTTTTTCTGGAATGTAATTCACTTCTGTTCTAACATCCGATCCTGTTGCAGTTCCGATAGCAGATTTATGGTAAGCAAAACATTTTCTATCATTAGTAGAAATAGGTAATGCTGAATGGATCATAAAGTTAAATCCTAGCCATTTTTTCTGTGTAAAACCACTTGGGAAAGGTTGCTCAGCCTCTTTGACATAATCTGTGTTAACAAATTCGTCAATAGCCAACAAGTCTGCCCATCCTTCTGGTGACACTACAAAGTATCTTTGTCCGTCATCAGGGATGTCTGATTCATTCATGGAAACAAAAGCATTTAATACTTTAGCTTTTGTTAAACCAGCTGAACCAGCAGCGATTGTTGTACCATTACCAGCATCAAGAGCAGAAATGATAAGGTCATCAGTCTTTCTTCCTAATGCGTTTGCAGCATTAGTAGCGACTACTTGTCTTTCATCAATGTTTGTCTTGAGTAGGTCAAGAGTGTCAATATAATCAGCTGCATAATAATCAGACAATGTGACATCAACATTAGTATGTGTGAGGTCCATGCTTGTTACTTCTGCATGTCTTGATTTAGTAACAGCTTCGCCTTTACCGATTTTTTGGAATCGTGCAGTTGAACCAGTTACATTATTGACTTGGCGAGTTGTGTTTTTGAGCTTAGCACCAGCTCTTTGATAAGCAAGGTGGACTTCACTCTCGAACTGCGTAATAAACGCTTGATCTATGGATAATGCCATAAATACTCTCCTTTAGTTAGAGTTAATAAAATACCTCCTGTTATCCTAGAGTACTGATTCCAATTATCCTAAGGAATAGGGTTGGCCATTTACCTTTGGGCAGTTAACACTAATTAATTATTTCTTGATTGTTCACGCAACGCACAAAATACATACGGTTGTCATCTTCTAAGTCTATAATATCAAACTTATGGTAGAGTAAAAACTTCTTTAGACCTTTTCTCCTTGAATCTGCTATGTTAAATATCAAATCAAAGTGTGTATTAAAGACTTCTACCCATGTTTTTGACTCTCTTAAGAATATAAACTTTTCTTTTTTATTCATGTTGTTAGACATTAAAAGCCATATTCTACCAGCATTTTTATACATCTTGTTGTTAACAGGAGGTGTATCTCTAAATATTCCCCACATCATCATAGGTCCATGTTTGTTTACAGCTACCCATGATATATCTTGTTGATGTTCTTCTAGCGCCTGGACACACGCCTCTAAAGGTGTGCATCCAAGTAACTCACATTCTGCAATATCTTCGTTAGTTAGATTGTCAGCTAGTTCTGTAACTAGCTGTAAGTCAGGTCTAAATATACTAATTACCACCTAACTTTTGAAAACCCTCGTTAACTTCTGCAACAAAAGCTTCATCCCTTTTATTAGAATCCCAATATCTAGGATCGTTCATCATTGATCTTAAGTCACTAATAGTTTGTTGTCCTGTTCCTTTGGCTACTGCATCAGCAGTATTAACACTACTAACACCCATACCCATACATCTTTCTAAAAATCTTATACCAGAAGCAGTTGTTCCTAACTCTACAACAATATCAAGTTCTTCATTCTGAAAATTAGTTGAAGCCCATTTAGTTACGCTATCTATTCTTGCCTCAGCATTATCACCAAGTTTACTTTTTTCTTGAGCTAAATCAACTTCTATTACATTAGATTGTGCAAATTGTTTTATGCCCTCATGGAATTGTTCATCATTAAATCCCTGTTCAAATGCTGTCTTTTTCCACCAGTCTAACATAGGATTAGCAAGTATATCTTCTTGTGTGAATCCTTCTATTTCTGGAATTGTATAAGCATTTTCATCTGCTGGTCTATCCTTCATTTGTTCTGCTTTAAGTTCACCTACCAGTTCTTCTTTAAAGTCATCTTTTCTTTTACCAATCATACCTTCTAATTCTGTATATGACTTAGCTAAAGATAAATCATCTAGCTTTCCATCTTTCCAAAATTTTTCTGGTACATGATCTGGTTTGGTTGGAGTCTGGCTTTCGGTTGGTGCAGATTGGGTGGGAGGGAGATCGCCAGACTCCGTTGTTTCTTCTACTACTTGTGGTTCTACTAAAGATTCATCATTCATTTGTTTGCTCCTGTGTTGCTTGATGTTGTCTTATTCTTGTTTCAATAACACCAACTAAAAACCTCTGGCCCTCTAAATGAAACAAAGCATCAGCTTTTATTTCTGGTCCAGCTACTCTTTCTGTTGTTATTGATTTTAAATATTTAAGTGTTTCGATTCCATGTGGTGTTCCAAAAGTAGTAGTTAATAAATCATTTAACAATTCATTATCTTTCTTACTTCTTTCATATCCATCAGGACCCAATATCTTCTGTTGTTTCGTCATTTGGTATAGCTCCCATCTGTTGTGCCTGTTGTAAAACTTGCTGTCTATCAGCATCAGTCATTAACAAATCCTCTGGCACAGAGAATTTTTTAGCTAAGAATTTAGCAACCTCATCACCTTTAACTAACATAGGTAACATCTGTGGTCCAAACCTAGCCATGACTAATTCTAAAAATCTATCTACTGATGCAATATCTGTTTGCATCTGTGCTTGTGCTAATGGAGAGATACTTACTACTTTAATTTCTCTGCCATTAATTTGTGGTACTTCTATTCTACCCTGTTTTTTAAGTATATGTATAACTCGTCGTAGGATTGGAGTAACCAACTCTGCTTGTAATCTTCCAAAGGCTGATCCAATTCTTCTTGAAAGGTCTGCCATTCTTTCTGCAATTTCTGTTGCAGAGGCTGGGGTTCTGTTCGGATCGCCCAGCATATCATTGTATAAAGCTCTCTTAATGTTGTTACGCATATCCGACAAAATAATATCAGATATTCTAAAGTCACCAGCATTTTGGATCGGCTGGAGTCCAGACGAGCCTGGTGCTTTAGGTATGACAGTACCCGGCAATAACTGTATTGTATCTGTATTAACAATACCATCATCTTCCAGTTGGTATATACCCGAGATAGCCATTTGAGCATTTTCTAATATCATCTCCACAGTTAGATTGGTAGTCTTAATTGCTGCCATAGCGTTCATCAATGGTCCACGACCATATACTTCTCCAGCACATTTACCCCAACGGAAACAAATATATGGATTAGAGCCATTACCATTCATTTCTCTGTGTACTATCTTACGCTTTTCTTCTTTAATTACTACACAATAATGATATTTTTCATCAGGCAATACAGAGTAATCTCTATATACTGTTTCAATAATATTAATTTTTTTGTCTGGATTATCTATCATACTCTGTTTCATTTGAGATGATAGGTCTGCATCAGGATATGCAACCATAAGGTCTTTGCAGCGAACTAATCTTTTCCTATATATCGTATCAATATCGTCTTGAGGTCCTGTGTCCAAGCAGATATGAGGGAGCGGAATTGCTGTAAAGTTGACAGGGTTAAGTGCGTCACCTTCTTCCACAAGTAAGCAACCTGTTCCAACAGCCAAGTCCAAGAAGCTTTCATGTACTTCTTGATTAAAGTTGGAATTTTGCAGAACTTCAAATACATATTCTGTAACATCATCGAGAGCTTTGTTAACATCTAATCTTTCCTCCTCAGGAACTTCTTGTCCTCCTACTAAGTCAGCCCATCTGGCAAAGTTTGGAACAATTCCAGCTTGTAGTCTTGATGCAAATTCTTGTACACCTACTACAGCTGTTTCATCAAAAATTTTGTCATGTCTATTTGCACCTTGAGATTCTTGATAAAAACTTTCTCTTTGTGGTAGTGCATATTCATAACATTCTTCAAAGGTTGTAGTCCATAATTGTTTAGTAGCCTCCGCTTTACTATACCTTTCGAGTATTTGTTTTACATTATCTACCATAGTCTATGAGCCTAGAGGATAGCCTCTACCCCCACTCAATCCACTAATAAGCGATCGCCTACCGAACCCAGATTGCAATAATCTTTCTGCTTCAGTTGACTCAGTCTTAAGTCTAGTACGCTCGTCTAGCTCTCCCTTTAGTTGGGCTGCTCTTGCTGCTTTTGCGTCTTGACTTTCCTTTGGTGGCTTTGGTGTTTTTATACACATATTTTTTCATCCTTATTGCATTGGTATTTGTAAATAGAATATGAGCAACGCACATTCCATTATTTTTTCCAACCCTTCTTCATTTGAGAGTATGCTTTTTTACTTATTGTTGTTTTTTTCTTTGACCTAGAAATACCTTTTCTTTGTCTTTTTTTTATGTTTGCTAATAAACTCATGTTACCATTTCACTTTATTTGCCCAGTAAGCTGCGGACAATTTTCCTTTCTTTATGTTGCTTGCGTGCCTTGCTTTAAATGATCTGCTTCTTGCAGTATTATCTTTATCGCCTGACACTCCTTGTTGACCAAACCTAATTGTTTTTATTACATCCCCTACTTTAGCTAAGACTACATGTGATTTAGTTTTATGCCCAGGTGTTTTTTTTGGTTTATTATATCCACTAAGTTTTAATCTTTTTAATAATGACTCACTCATTTTTTACCTATCCAATAATTTAATAATAGAGATATTAACGCAGCAATACCGAATATGTCAAAGTACGATAGGTGCATTAAAACTTACTCCAGAAACTTTTTTCTTTTTTTCTAGCTCTTTGTTTATCAAATGGATTAAAAGATGCTTTTGCTTGAAAGGCATTTCTTAATGCTCCCCCATGTGTTATGCTTCGCCCTTCTCCTGATCCTAGCATCAGATATTGTAAAGCATCATGCACATGGGAGAATCTATTTTTGTTAGGGCTTTCTTGGTATCTTTCCTGTCCTGTTACTTGTAATCTTCTATAGTGATAGCCACCATCAAACCCAGCTATAAGTTCCTTACATCTTTTATCTATGATTACTCCAGACTGGCCCTCAAGCATACGAGTTAGTCCAGCGTTAACAGACTCTAACCTTAGACTTACATCATTACTAGGTGCTGGATAGACTTGTACTCCAGCTCCTCTCATTATCTGGAATGGTGTACTCTCATCAGTTTGCGCTCTAAAATCACCAGCTGGATCACCCCACATTTGTAGGTCACAACCCTGATAATTCTGTGCAATCTCTTGTCGCATTAGCTCAGCAAAGCGTACGATACCCATGTCAATACACACAACTTCCTTTAAGATGTGCCATCTTCCGCGAATTTTTTGGGCAAATACGGCAGCTGGAGTCAATCCAAAGTCCATACCTACATAGACTGTATTACCATTTGCTACTGGTATATGTTCTTCTGCTACATGAATGAGCTTATTAAAGTCTGGATATACTGGCTTACCATCATCTAATCTACCTAATCGGTTCATAACATAGATGTCTATCCAAGATTTAGTCTTACCATTAACTATATTATTGTAGTATTCTGGGGTTAAATGCTTTTTGTTTTCTGCTTTATCGTTAGATTTGTAGCCTATAATCTCATTCTCCTCATTCTTATCTTCAATCATACCTCCTGGCTGATTCCAAAATGCCCAGTTATCAGGCTTCACTAACATTAATGCTTCTTCTCGTGATATATGTTCTGGTACTATAGAGTCACCAGCCATGATAGCCCACCAATGATCTTCTTCTGGAGCGTTGGTATCACATATAACTCCATACCATGATGGTCCACCATCTTTCATAGAGGGGTATCTACCCACTCTCATAGTACACGCATCAATAATAGACTTAGGAATCTCTCTTGCCTCGTTCACCCATATACCAGTTAGCTCTAATGATAGCAGTTTCTTCACATCTTCTGGTCTATCTAGGGCTAAAAAGATAATCTCAACATCTAAATCGCCTTTTTTTATGTGGTGTGTAAAGGGAACAGACCATCTAAAGTTTCCCCAATCATTCTCAGGAAACCAGTCAAGCCATGTTTTTATAGTTGTTGTGCGTAATTGTGGGTTAGTATTCCTTATAACTGCCCATCTGCTGCGCCGTTTTCCATCTTCCGATGGCTTTTGTAGTAAGGCACGCCTAAACATTTCTATGCAGCATGCTACAGATTTGCCAGAACCTACTGGACCACGAAGCCCACGAAAGAACGAATCATCTTTCATAAAGGTTTTCAAGGTGTCACCATCTGGTTTGTATTTAAGTTGCACGCTTACTGATCCTTTTCTCGTAACATGGTGTACAAAGTATTATATCACCACCAGTAATAATAAAGCTATCTCCTTGATGCACAGACCTTTCGCATATACGACACGGCCCTATAAGTCCTCCCCTTTTGTTTTGGTGTAGCTCCTGAGGTGTCATATCCCTCTTTAACTTCTTCTTCTTTACTCCTACCACTATTCCTCCGTGTAGTGTTCCACCCTATCGCTAAATGCTTTTCGGACAAAATAATCCAAAAAATTTTTCTGGAATAAGAGAGTATAGATGTCCTTATCCTCCGCATATACTCCAACCCTACCATCGCCATGCTCAACAACACAAGTGAGAGATACAATGTCATCCCTATACTTGATAAGGTGATCCAGTACAGAATCAGTTGTATGCCCTGTGTTATCATCATTTGTTGTAAACTCTATTATGTTGTTATCATTTGACATGATGTTGTAACTATACACCAGTATTAACGAACCCTAACGCACAAAAATATTTAAGAGCTTTTTTTAAGAATAATGTTTGAGGAGGACAAGTAACAGCAAGTGGAGTAGGGGTTTTGACCCCCCCTACGACAAATCAATAGATATTTTGATGTCACCATCCAGAAGATGCTGTGTCCTTTCTGGCGGTTTGAATCCAGCTCTATCTAATATATCCTTAGACGCTTCGAGTTGCACATACTCTGACTTAGCTCCACCAGAAAGGTTAACCATCTTCTGCATTGCCTTAGCAGATGCGATACCGATGTGTTCTGCAGTTCCTTTCATAAGAGCTTGTTGAATATGTGGGAGTTTCAGTAGCTTACTGGCTTGCACACTTGCGTTCTTGTCTGAGTAACCAGCATCGATACAAGCTCTCTTACCATTTCCTCCGTTGGTTAAATAGTTATCCACGAATTGCATCTGCAAGTCTGTTAAATTAGTGACATCATTAGCCATGTATCATACCTCACGGTTAGTTGCTCTGCCGATTATACAGTTATGATTCGTTTCATGTCAATAGGGTTATCCACATGGCTAATAAAATATCTGTGATTTACCACGGTACATCGAATATCTTGAAGAAGAAGTAAGCTGGTAATATGACAAAGTGTACGATATATCCTGTTATGTGCATATAAGTATCTAGTATGATTGGTAATATGCTCATGATTTACTCCATGCTTTGTCTGATATTATCAGCTTTTGTTCATAGTATTCTTCTGATGTTAAGTGTCCTTCTGCATATAGTATGCCTAGTACTCTTAATTGTTGTATTAATTCTTCCATAAGTAATCTCCCTTAATAATATATCTGGTCAACTATATGGCTACGAATGGCAATATGTCTGGGTGCGGGCAGTTCGGCTTGCCGAACAACACGGCTTATTGCCATGATGTAATCGCCATATAGTAGGATATATTAATAATAAGGGAGATACTTATGGGAGTTATGATAACAATTCGGCGACCAAAGGTGCCGAGTACAGAGGAAAGCTCTATCGACAGATAGCTGGTGAATCTTAAGGTTAATTGCAGACGAAACTTAGCATTAACAGCTATACATAAGGATTGCGTGGCAATCCAAGTATAGCTATAAGATTCATTAGCTATTGCGACGATTACATCTAAAGATGTTATATCATTTTACTCTTTGGCTAATGCCATTAGCTTTTGTAAAATGATATACGCTTGGTATACTCATCAGCTATAAGTACCTTTTCACTTAGTAGACGCCGACTAAGAAGTCGGCGACAGGGCGTCAGATTTCTAGTTAATGAATTGGACCCGTAAACTAAGCTAGTGTCCTACTATTTTATATTGTATTAGCCAGCATATAGTTTGTCTTTGCCCTCCTTATAAAACCTGCGGAAATGGTACGGTTATGTCCAATCTAATCCAAGATTCGTTGGGGGAAAGCGTAAGGTTTGCGTTGCAAACCAAGCATTCCCACCAAACAAGCCGAAGGAAATCGACAGAAGTGTGTCGATTTGTTTGGTCACCATCGAATCATGGTTAGTTGGTTACATAACCTACAATTCCGTAGGTTTTATAAGGAGGCCAAAATGGCTAATACAATTAAAATAGTGGACACTATCTTGTCCAATTCATTAACTAAAAATCATCCTTGGAATAAAGGTATTAAAGCTGGTGAGTATACAGATGAAACAACTGGTGAAGTACGAAAGTACTTCAATAGTACTTCATATCAAGTTGTGAAACAACTTGCTGAATCACACAGATTGATTGTGAGAATACTTAATCGTGCCATAGCACAAAAGCATAAGGCTTTAGAAACTAAGTTAGCACCTTACACTAAAGGTGGTAAGGTTGATAAATCCATACCAATGCCTGAACATGTTAAGGTTACATTTCAGGAATTCAAAGGACTTAAACAGTTACTTGAATATGTTGATGGATTTATCACAGAGCTGGACACAGCTCTTGAGTTCTTCGGTGGTTTCAGAGACTTTGCTCACTACGATGTAGTTGCTGAGAATTTAGACGAGCGTCTAACTAAGAAAGTTACACGAAGAACTAACACTTCTGCTTTGAAAGAAAGCAGACCATCTCAGAGCTTGGCTCAAGAGATGGATGACATCCTTGAAGAAAGCAAGGCTTTCATGCAAGGTGAATCGGATGTTAATCCGATTAATCAATCCAATGATGATGGCGAAGCGCCATCAGTTCATTAAGGATTGATTCAAAGCCAGTCGGCTAACACCGACTGGCTTTTTTAATACTCATATCTGGGGGAACTTGACCACTAGGTCAGACAGAACGCTTCGAGCTACCCAGTATGAGGCTAATGTGAGTAGAAGAAAAACCAATCTCCCCATTGTATATCTTCTACTCACAAATTTTTTTAAAGGAGAAAATAATGGCAATAGAAATATTTGATGTATCAATAACTCTATCAAGAGATAATTCAAATGATAATGATGAAACATGGGTTGATGAACAACACATCGCTAATGAAATCAGGTCATGGCTTGAAGATATAGACTATGGAGTAATGACAATCAGAGTAAATAATCTTGAAATTAATTATGGAGAAACCAATGAGTAAAACAAATAAAGTGTATGAGTTTAACACAGAAAAATTTAACTCTAAGTTTTTATCTATAATAAAAGATGCTGGTAATGAGGAGGGTAAGTGGCAAAGAACATGGCAGCTTACCTTTGAAGATCAATACAAAGCATCTGGTTTAGATATAGAATTAAAAGATAATAAACTTAATAGATACAAAGGAGTTAACAATATGTTAATGAGTATGGTATCTGAAATGAATGGATATAAATCTAAATTCTGGTCCACATATAAAGGGTGGATTGGTATGGGTTATGCACCTAAAGATGCAAGTAACTGTGGTATTATAAGACCTATCTTTGGAGTAAACAAAAAAACTGGTAAAGAATATATAGTCAAATGGATAACAGTACCCGGCTTTAATGGTGACCAAGTTCAACCAGTACATAAAGCTATACCAAAATGGAATGACCATGACTATGCTATCTTTAATGATGAACCTAAAGCTAATGCTGTTGATATGAATAAAGATTGCGAAGAATTAATATCTAAGTTCATGAAGAAACAGAAAGCTAAACTTAAACATCAAGGTAGCCATGCATACTACCAATTAAGTACTGATACTATTGTAATGCCAGATGAATGGAAGTTCTTTGGTATCGATGGAGAATCAGATGCTACTCAAGAATATCTATCTGTTATATTCCATGAAGCTGGTCATCTTACAGGCCACCCATCAAGACTTAATAGAGATATGGATTCATACCACAAATGCAAAGAGAGCAGAGCTAAAGAAGAATTAATAGCTGAGATGTGTAGTATAATGGTATGCACGGAGTTAAATGTAATTGCTAAAGCACAACCTAATCATCTTAAATACATATCATCATGGGATAGAGCTATTAAAGATGACAGCCAGTATCTTATTAAGTGTATTGCTCAAGCGAGTAAGGCAGCAACTTGGATATTGGATAACAAAAAACCTAAAGTTGTTGTGAATTAATGTGGATTATGTTAATAATATTATAAGGAGATAAACATGACTAAAGAAATACCTGATGTTGATACATCATTTCGTACTAACATACGAAACCAAATAATAAAAGCTATCAAAAGACAACACCCTAATATTGAAATAACATTTGATGATAGTGATGAAAATTATATTAGGTTTATTACCGATCAGATAATGATGAGTCAACACCCAGAACTAACTGATGATCAAAGAAAGTTTATGATTACATATACATTACAACATGCAGTTAATAAACTTATTGAAGATAGTTTAGTCCAAGCATATGGAGGTACAGATGGCGATACCAACTGATATAAATATAATAGACCTGGCTAAAAAATATCCTACAAGATACAGACACACCGATCCAAAGACCAGTCGAAACAAATACACAAAGAGAATGGACTACAAAATTCTCAAAGCAATCAAAGACAATGCAAGAGGTATGACTGTTGATGAGATTGCTATTAAGTCTGGCTTTAAAGAAACATCTGTATCATCAAGAGTATCAGACATGGCAAAGAATACTACCATGCACGGATATGGGATATTGCTTGATGTATTAGAAGTAACAAGACCAAGTAAAGATACTAAAGTAGAGCGATTAGTATATCAGATTAGCCATCAAGGTAACAAATTATTAGGAGATATATTTGATGACAGTAACTAATAGATATTCAACATTAGATTTAGATGCTACTGAATTAAAACAAAGATACATTTATGCAATACAACACTATAGGAATAGTAAATATCCAGAACAAAAAAATTTTTGGAAAACTGAAATAGAAGAATGTGCTTTTGCAGCAGAACAAAAGCATAACTTAAACTTAGAAAAGTTAAATGAATTTATATAATGGGTGGGATTGCAATGCTGATGAGCGGAGTTACAAATACTAGGATGAGTAACCAAAAGTCAGACGAAGAAAGTACGACATCGTAAGTATCTTCAGCGTGTCGCACACGAACCAACATTATATAATAAAGTCGTGATGAGTATTACGCAAAGAGGCGGTATGATAAGTGCTGTGAAAATCATATCCAAGTATCGTTACACTGCACACTTGATTGAATGTAATGCAAGTCAATCAGAGTAGGTAACCTGTCGAATGGTGTAACCATCTGGGAAACCTTAGTTAAAAAGGCCTCACGAACTGCTTAGATTACTCATCACGCAACCAAACAAAAGGAGATTAATATGTACAGTCAAGAATGGATTAGGCAACAAGTAAATCATGAGTTTGCATCTATGGGTAGAAGAATTAAAACAAGAAGTAGAATGGCAGTAGAAAATTCTATTGATATATTAGAAACCAGAGGTGGATTCATTGGACCTTATGCTTATCAAGTCGATGAAGATTATTACTATGATGTAGTAAATACAATGCGTGAATATTTATGTAGCAGATGTGACGCATCTGCAATTATTATTAACAGATTATATAAGGAGAAAAAAGAATGGCAAAAGAAAAACATTATGTAGATGAGGCAATGGACCAGATGATGGATGCATTAGCTGAAGCAGCAGAAACAGAAAGACTAAGACAGATAGCAATAGAATCTGGTATATGTATGTACTGTGGTGCTGGTGCAGAAGGTGGTGCATGTGGAGATTATAAGTGTTGGATATAAAAGAGAAAGTTGAAATAGTGTTTTTAATAGTAACATTATTTTTACTTTGGCACATTTAAAATACCTTAATGTCAAGATAGTAATTAGTATTTTATCTTAGGATAATTCCCTTAACACATAGTGGGAGGGCATTATGTCTACTGATTGAAAGCTATTAGTATGTAATTTAGTATTCATTATATACACTATCACATTGAATTTGATGGGCGAACCTATGCCTATGCAAATTGTTCACGGTCGTAGGACTGTGCGCAGAGTGGTCGTCACTACATCTGAACAAGATGCTAGTGATTTTATTAATGTCATATAAAGGAGAAATAACATGGCAAAAAAACTAAATGTAAGAGTAAAAGATAGGGAACGAATAGAAGATAGAGTTAAGAAAGCTGTTCGTAAACATTTTCTAAAACTAGCAGAAGATAATAAACTTGTTATCAATAAGCTAAAAAGTTTAAATCTTAGGAAAGAAAAAGTTAAAGAACAAAGAGATAAACTCTATCAATTAGACGAAGCTATTGATCATGATGCTAAAGAATTTGCAGATTGGCTACGGTCTTGTGATAATTACGGAGATGATTATTCTGTTGAAAGCATGAGGTATAGTGATAATGGTAAGATCAAAGTTGATTGGAATAACTTTAACTTATGGTCATTAGTACATGACTCTACTATGTTTAATGCAGAGGATAATCCAGCTGTTACATCATTAGGTATGCTAGAAAAAATAGTATTACAAGATGTAATAGAAAAACTATCTTGATTTAAAAACGAAAGCACCTATGCTATACTGTTATGGCAGATAAGAATGAATGGATAGCATCAAGGTCTAATCGTGTAGGTTACAAACCATCATGGTATTGGGAACTGATATATCAATTCAAACTAAGGAGAGAGAGTTTGAATATATCTCAATTAGAATTGGATCAACGCATGGGTAATGCCGATGGGTTGGTAGGTAAATGGGAATGTGGTATTAGAAGTCCAGGTGCTTTCAATTTAACTTCATGGGCTATGGCCCTTGACTGCGATATTAAATTGGAGACTACTAATGAAAGTATACAAACAGAAAGACCTCATTAAACTTAAACTCATGGATGGATTTAAATTATTCTGGGAAGCATATCCAAATGCTAGTGGAATATTTCCAGCTATGACTGCGTATGTCAATGCGATAAGGGATGATGGCGCAACAGAACAGGAGATTATAGATGGAGCAAGAGAGTACAGAAAATATGTCCAACAAAATAAAATCGAACAAAGATACATCAAGTACCCAAGTAACTGGTTACGAGAAGGACACTACTATAATAGATACGAAACCAATAGCACATCTGCAAACACCATTCAGCAAGGAATTGTTGACAGGGGTGCAATACAAAGCACAGATGGAAGTAAAGTCTTACAAATCCCAGAAAGAAATAAACGCAGCACTTGATGAATTGGATATAGACTTACAGTTTATGATAGATAGACTACAACCTATTACATTAGAACAAATGTCTGAGTGTTTGTATCTATTGTTCTTAGTTAACAAGCATGTGTTACCAGATACAGAGCAAGAAAAGAAAGACTTCTATGCTGTGTACTCTAATGAATTAAAATTATTTCCAGCTGATGCTATTCAATATGCAGTATCTAAGATGGTTAAAGAATCTGAATACCCTAGCATAAAAAATATTAGAACACATGCTAACAAGATATACATTCCACGAGTGGAAGTGTTTGAGTTATTACAGCATGCTCATAAAAAAATTGCTGAACAATTAGAGGAGAAATAAATGAATACTCAAAAACAAGAACTGCAATATGCAGTTAAACAATACCTTAAGACTATGATGATAGCAATTCTATCTGGAATTGTATTGTTGAATGGTCTTGCATTTATCTTTGGAGTTTAACAATGTCGATTAAAATATATAAAAGTGTAGACTATACTGGTACGAGAGAAGAATACTATCAGGATAAAATAAGTAGTAGTGATGCAAGAGCAATAGCTAGTGGTGACTACTATGATTTAGAAAAACTTTGGGAACAAAAGATAGATCATCTCAAAGATGATTTGTCTAATGTATTCCCTGTTCAATTAGGATTAGCTACTGAGGAGTTTCATACAAGTTGGCTTAACAAACAGTTAACAAGAAACAATGTAGTTGGTTACGGACATGAACATAACTTAATGTATGAACAAGCACATTGTGTTGTTGAATCTGATAGCCCAGCTCATCCATTTATATTAGCATCTACTATTGACATAGCTTATTCAAATGAACCTATTAATCATCCTAATAATAATATAAAAAGTATTAGCTTAGTAGAACTTAAACATACTGGAGAGTACAGTAACTTAGATACAGTAATTAAAAACTATTATCCACAGTTACAACATCACATGTATGTTTGGGGTAGAGATGAGATAATGATTTCAGCTATCTTTGGAAACAAAAAACAACAGCATGACATAGTTAAAAGAGATGATAAATTTCTTTCAGATTACATGAAAAGAGCTATGGAATTAGGATCATTAATCCATGACTATTGGCATGACCAAGCAAGGTTCTATGAAGATGGAGAGAAACCAAACAGAGATGAATGGTGGAAAGTATCACAAGAATTAGATTGGGTTACTGGTATACCAATAGAAAAAGATATTGTATGTGCAAGCGGTAAGGTGTATAATCTTAACGAATGTGCAGATTGGAATTGGGCTAAAGAATTTATTGATAAAGCAATAGAAACTTCAGTAAGCAATACTGGATTCAGTAAGTCTAAAGAGGAAAACGAACATAACAAAACTCACCTCAAGAAACTGATACCAGATGATGCCAAGTCTGTAACATACAACGGTATTACTGCCAGCCGAAATAAAAATGGCATAGTATCTATTAGAATTAAATAGGAGCAACCAATGGATAAACAAGAAGCATGGGCTAAGATACAAAAACTTTGCCCAGACATAGAGCCAAACGATAAACTTGCTTGGCAATTAAAACAAAACAAACAATGGATATTAAGTAACCAAGCTGTGCAAAGAATCGCAGCATACAATAATATTATTGTTACCTATGGAGAACCAAAAGAAATTATGGGTAACATATATATTAAAGCTACTGCTAAGAATACTGTAACAGGATTGCAGATAGAATCCTTTGGAGAAACAAGCAGTAAGAATACACACAACGCATACCCTCTGGCTATGGCAGAGAAAAGAGGACACGATAGAGTTGTTCTTAAATGTGTTGATGTATACTCAGACTTCTATAGTGATGTAGAAGCTGATTCATTTAAACAAGATAAGGAGGAATAAATGTCAGGAAGTTTAAATAAAGTAATGCTCATAGGTAGACTAGGAGCGGACCCAGAGATCAGAGATACAAAGACAGGAGGGAGATTCGCAACCTTTAGTCTTGCAACATCTGAACGATGGAAAGACAAGAGCGGAGATCAACAGGAAAGAACCGAATGGAGTAGAGTAGTAGTATTCCAAGAGGGATTGATTCCTGTTATAGAACAATATGTTACGAAAGGAAGTAATGTATTTATTGAGGGTAAATTGCAGACAAGAAAGTATGAGGACAAAGACGGAGTAGAAAAGTATACTACCGAAGTTGTACTTCAAGGATTCAATTCTACATTTACCATGCTAGATTCTAAATCATCAGAGTCAGAAGCGAAGCCCACAACAGGCGGAGCGAAAGACAATGATGATAGTGATATACCATTTTAACCTATTGATTCTCCTTTCCTAATTCGTTTGTGTATCAATAGGTTAGTATTCAAAGGCGCAAACGAATGACTAATAGGCACAGTAGCATTGGAGCTGTGCCTATTTTTTTTGTGAGTAGATAAGGAGATAAGTAATTGCTATAAAGGAGAGCTATGCAAATGAAATTCAAAAATAAAAAACTTACACATATAGTCCATAAGATTATGGAGGATTATGATTTAAATGTAGAAGAACTAAGAGGCGACCAAAGAACAAAACAAGTAACAGAACCACGATGGGTTATGTGGAAACTAATCAGAAAAAATTCTGGATTAAGTTACGGAGAGATAGGTAGACTGTTTAACAAAGACCACTCTACTATTATGAATGGTATTAAAAAAGCACCACAAGATATTGTGGATGAATACCAGAAAATATTTAACGAGATTTCTTTTGAAGAAATTCCAGATAGTCACGGCCTTCTTCCACATTCTCAAACATCAGTTGTTTTGAAGCACTTGCAGAGTATGGATCAATCACTTGTAAAATTGACTGACCATGTTGCTGTTGATGAAAACCCTTATCTATTGCATATTGATCGTGATACTTATAACCTCTTAGTCGAACTAAAGAACTTACTTTACCATTTACTTGCTCCACTTTCTGAATCCCCCAGTTATGCTTATGACCAGCAACATACAGATCAGCATCAGAATTCCAAAGACTCGCTTTCATCAGTCCATGAAGATTTGAGTACTGAGAGTGACCAGGAAAATCGTGACGAGCGTCCACCGAAAGAGAATATCCATTAGGAAAATTTAATCTAAACTTAACTTGCCAATCAGCAGAGATATTCTTTGGCTGTTCCATCCATGTCATCGGATCCTTTGCACTAGGTGTCCAGTTATCATGATTCCCTCGAATGAGTATGAGTGGGTCCATGTTATTAATCAACCATTCAATAAGCATATAGGTTTGTGCATCAGTTGTCTCCTGACTAGGACTCATTTTGAGTGACAAACGGCCTATCCAATTATTGTGTACATCACCTATCGATGCACCTTTAATAGCTGTATTAGATTTAATTAACTCTACATCAGAGTATAACTTCTCCCAATCACAATGGTTATCATCTATGTGTGGATCACCCATCCATAGTATACCTACTGGTCCATCAATATTTACTTTAACATCTACCCATTCATGAGCATCAGTAGCATTTTTTCTTGTACGAAATCTCTTTCGTTTATACTCAATTAATTCTTCAATAGGTAATTCTTCTGAAGGTAGGTCTGGTACTTCAAACTCAGGTTCTTTAGTTAAGTCCGGTAACCTTTCTCTTGCACTATATAATCTTGCAGTAAATGTAGCATAGCTTAAACCTAATGCTTTAGCAGCATCATGTCTGCTATCATGTTCATTGTCTGCTTCTAATACTTCTAATAATTCATCGGCTGTTAGTGGGTTGCGTGCCATTGTTTACTCCTTACAACATTTACAAAGTTTTTCTTCTCGTCTTATTTCTTGGATAGCATCCATACATCCAGCAATCATATTCATATACGCATTAACTGTCATGTCTTTCCATACAGACTCATGGTCTATACATACTCTTAGCTTATCGCCAGTTGGTATAACATAAACTTGTGTGTCTTTATTTATCTTTATTGATTTCATCTACTTGCTCCTTGATTTTACTAACTTCTTCTTGCAGTTGCTCAATCCGCATGTCTTGAAGTGCATCATCTGGTAGCGCACCAAACTCACCTCTTGGCCATTTAACTCTGAACTCTGAGTTAA